CGGTTGCCCGTGAAGCCCACAGGCAGTCCGGAAAATCTCGGAGGCAGCAACGGTTCTCATTTCCAGGGTTGGACTTCCGGGTTGTCCCGCACGAAGCGTTTCCAGTTGTTCCGGTCTCTCCAGAAATCCGGGTCGGTCTGCATCCACCGGAAGAAGGTCCGGGCATCGATAATGCCGCTCAGGGTCAGTTCACCCAGCTGCCGGTTCGCGTTTCGGTAAGGCATCGCTGCTTCAATCATTCGCCGGCGCGTATCAGCCCGCTCACGTTCGATCCGGCGGTCGACAAATTTGCCGAACCGGATCTCGTTCTCGATCCGGCGCCGGGCCGTGCCGGTCATTCCCCCGAATCTCGGGATCAGTATCTCCATTAAACGGAAGGGCGGGCCGTGACGACCGGCGAATGCGCCAGGGAGAGGGCGCCGCCGGGTTTGACGCTGAATGACTGTTATGTGGAAAACTTCGCCACAGGCCCGCCGTGAAGTGAATTAACCCTGGACCCTGGCCAGGTCTGCCGCTCGCAAGATCGAGACGTACACAAGAACCTCACCCGCGGTCGCCAGGCTCAGGTTGCCTGTCGAGGCCAGGGTGACGGTGACGAATTTGGCCGCGCCGTCCGACTCGAACGGGCCTCCTGCGGTCGCAGCCGGACCGACCGCGACGCCACTGCGGCCCGCGGCTAGCGCGGTGACCGCGACCATATTGGCCGCGACACCGGTGACACCGACAGAGACCGTGGGGGCGCTAAGTCCCGCACCTGCGGGAGTCGTCTTGCAGTAGACATGCGCCAGGGAGCCAACCACCGCGTCCCCTGCCGCAAGCGGGATCGCGTTGATGGTCGTGGTGGCGGCCGCGACGTTGAAGTCGTTCTCGGCGGCGACGGGCGAATAAGCCAGGCGAATGCAATGAGTGAATCCGGTATTGGATCCCTCTTCCTCAGTAAGTCTGTAAACTCTCATGGGATTGGTTCTTTAGGTGATTTTGCCGAGGCCGCGGGGGTTCAGCACCCTCAACTGGAGGATGCCCTTGGTGTAACCGCGGGGGCCGCCCCCCTGGTCCTGCAACTCCATCGAGTGGAGCCGATCGAGGTAAGCCAGTTCGAGCAGTTCCTCATTGAGGATCAGACCGGCATTCTGGCTGATCACACCCGGGGTCGGGTTCAGGAACACGTCCGGGACAAAGTTGATGTCCCCAAAGGTGCTCTCGAATCGTTTCACATGAAGGGTGATCGTGTGCGTGCTCGCATCCTCGGTGACCGTGTAACGGTTCCGGCTGGAATCGGCCGCGCCACTGAGGCGTGTGAAGTTGTCCACCTGCCGGATCAGGTTGGTGCCAAAGGCCCCAAGATAAGTCTTGGGTCCACCCTGGACCTCGAACAGGGCCTGGAGGGCGCCGTTGAGCTGGTCCTCGGTCGTGGCCGCGCCCGTTGTCAGGATCGCGCCGGCTGGACTGCGGCATTCCGCAGGAACATCCGCCGGCCCTGTGGCGCTGATCCAGTTGAACAGGCCGCGGGTCAGGTAGGGAACATCAGCCGCACCGACCTGCCGGTCCTGGCCCGAGCAGACCGAGAGCTCGATGTCCCGTTTGAGTTCACGCGCGCTCTTGAACTTCGCGTAGGCAAATTCGTCATCGACCGCTGCGGTCTCGACAAGCTGCTGGAGGTCCGTGACCGCGTACTCGTCCCGGAAGATCTGGACGTAATTGCCGATCCGTTTCCGGGCGGTCGCCTTGTTGTTGAACAGTTGCACGTCCTGGCCCTCGGGCACGCCACCAATTCGGGCGGGGCGAAGGTTGTCGACGAGCCACTCGGAGAATACGGCGTCAGGCGCCTTTCCCTTGCGTATCGTGGAGGTCACCGGGTAGGTCTCCGGCTCGACAATCGTGAGGACATCCATGAGGTCCTCCCGGTTGCCGCCGGCCCAGCTCGGTGACGCATAGGTATTGGCTGCAGGCATGGTTTAGTGAATGTTGAATGTTACTGACCGTTAACTGCTCTCATCTGCCGTTTCACTGCTTGCAGCCTGGCAAAAGTTCTTTGGCTCGGTGCCTCTCTCCATGCGTTCTCAGCAGCGGTCAGTTCGGCCTGGCTCGAAGCGATCGGCCCCTTCTTGGGAGGCGCCGTTGCGCTCGCTCCGGGAAGTTTCGGCGGGGGCGTTCCGACCTTGGGTTTCGGGACCGGAGGCGTCGATGCCGCCTTCGATTCCGACTCGAGGGCCTCGAGACCGCGCACAAAGATCGCGGTCACTCTGGCCCAGTCCGGTCTGAGCCGGATGCCGGGGTCAGCCTCGAGCACCTTCCGGAAGAGCGCCACACGCGGACTGTTCTTGTCCGTAAGCCAGGGATGCTCCTGCACGGCCTGGCTCGTGATGGCCTTCTCGGCCCGCAGATGATCGCGCCGCCTGGGCAGGTGCTGCTCAAGGTCGTCCTCGGCCGCAAACCGCATGGCCTGGACCTGTTCAGCGCTGAATTCGCGCTGGTCAAATCCGCCCTGCTTGTTCGGGACCTGAAGAATCCCGCCCTCGGGATTTTGCTCGCACCACCGTTTGAGCTGGCGCGCCTGGCCCATGGCCTGGTCCAGTTGCTGTTCGTTGACAAACTGGCTTGCGGGATCGCCCGCGTTGACCACCACCGGGAGTGGAGGTTCCGCGGGTCCGGCTGCCTTCTGCCGCTCGAACTCGGAGCGGATCGCGTTCCGGTCAATCTCGAGGTCCGCGAGCCTTCGCTCGAGTTCCCCTTTCTGCCGGGTAAAGCGCGCAATCCGTTTCTTGTACCAGTCAGGTGCATCCTCGGGCAGGTCCTGCTCCTCGCCACCGTCAGTCTCAGGGGGCCTCGGTTCCTCCGGTGAGCCTTCAGGGACTTCGGGCGTCTCTGGTCCCGCACCTGCGGGATCCCGCGACTGCGGGACCGATTCCGCTGCTTGAGAAAGATCAGGTTCGGACACCGGGACTGTCCCAGGTGTGGCCGGCTGCGTCTCCTGTCCCGCGACCTGCGGGAGCGGGGGCACTTGAGCCGCACTTGCGGACTGACCCTTGGCAACCTTCGGTCCGGTCGCTTCGCGCTTCTGGCGCAATTTGCGCCGCGCATAGTCCAGGACCGATGTGTTACCTTCTGCCTGCTGAGCCGGCGCTTCGGACTGGGGACTCGCCGTTGGTCCCGTGGGTCCCGCAGCTGGCGGAACCGCAATTTGCTCTGACATAATTTTGCCGCCCTGGTTTGGTTCGCTTGCTTGAACGAACTCTGGCCCAAAGGGACGTGAGGCCGATTGGGACAAATGCTCGCAGGAAACTGGAGGGTGCCCGCAACGGCAAAGGGCTGCGGAATCGGCGTGATTCGGCGTGATTCGGCCTGTTTCAGTGAGATTTCACTCGATGAAACAGGGTTCGGGATGTATGTTAAGAGCCTGTGAAGAGCACCGAACTACTAGAAATCCCAGAGGTTCGCGAACAGATCGCGCCCATGTCCGTGGAGGAATATCACCAGAGCGGCGAGCGAAACGCGCGGGGCCGGCGGACTGAACTGATCCGGGGGCTCGTCATTGAAAAGATGCCAAAATCACCCAGACACAGTTGGTTGACCCACGAACTTTACATGCTGATCACCCATGCGTTGGGCGATAAATATGTGAGCTGGTACGACGAGCCGTTGACCTTCATTGATTCCGAACCGGAACCGGACATATCCGTTGTCTCGGGCTCATCCAAACAATATCTCGACGAGCATCCGAATACCGCGCTGCTGGTCATTGAGATTGCGCTCTCGAGCCTTCGGCTCGACCGGGCCAAGGCGGAAATCTATGCCGAGGCTGGCATCCCGGAATACTGGATTGTCGACGTGGCAAAAAAGCAGGTTGAGGTCTACACCGATATCCACGGAGGCCGGTACGCCTCGATTGAGACTTTCAATGCGGTTCTCCAGTGCCGGTCACTTCCCGAGTTCACTCTGCGGGTCCAGGATCTCTTTCCCGCTTAGCCCCCTTCAAGGGCGCCGTAAATCCGGGCCTGGATCGCGACGAGGGCATCCACCCCACCGAGGGCATGGGCCATGATGGTGCCCGCCGAGACGTGGGACACGGTGGCGGGGGCACTGGCGCTCTGTACGAGGGCCCCCCGGTGATCCTCCAGGATACGCAGGACGACCGGGAACCGCGGGTCCATCATCAACTGCCGCAGCGTGGACTCGATCTGCTCGGTCTGGATCTTGCGGGCCTGTTCCTCAAGGTCGGTGAATTTCATGCCGGCTCCATCATTCGAGTCCATGCAACTGCTGCCACTGCTGGAATTTGTCCGTTGCCAATGGCTCCAATGCGGTCCAACCCTCGGGCCATCCCATCAGCCACTCGGCAAAATTTGGATGAATCGCTTTGCCCAAGTTCTCCGGGATGATCGCGCCACCATCGTCCACAGCTACAGCTGCGTTCAATGGAATCGAGTTGCGCGCGAACTGCCTTTCGCCTCCGGTGTTCTTGGAATCGTTGACCGTTATTGTCGGCCACACTCTGAGCCCGCGCCTGAAGAATACCGGATACCTCTCGGTACTCATATTCATCATCCTGCCCGGGTCCGACACAGTCACATTCGGCGTAGTGGCAGTCGCATTCAGGGCACCAGGCTTCACCGCAACATTCGCATTCGAGCATGTCGAAGGCGGGCCGGACGGTTCGCCATCGTCGTCGGCCGACAATCCAGATTCGTCGTCGGACATGGCTTGCCCCGACATCAAGACCGGATAGACAATCCCATCGCACATCATACCCCGCCGCGGCCAGGTCCCCAAGTACGGTTCCGAAGTAACCATGGGCCCCGAGGAGTCCGACAACATTCTCCAGGAGGATGTATCCGGGTTCCACAAGGCGAATGATTTCGATCGTTGAAGGCCATTCGTTGCGATCTCCAGTTCCGGCAGTGCCGAGGCCTGCGCGGGTGTAGTTTGCGAGGGAAAATTCCTGGCACGGAAAGCCCGCCGATACGATGTCAACCACTCCGCGATATTGTGCTGCATACCCGTCGCGAATAAACTCTCGGACATCGCCACAATAGATGGGTGCATCGTCGAGAAACCGATCCCTAATCCGGTTGGCGAGCACCCGGCAGCAGAAGGAATCCCGTTCGACGTATCCGAGTGTTGTCCATCCGAGCAGGCGGCTGCCCAGAAGGCCGCCGCCGCAACCAGAGAATAATGAAAGCTCACGCATAAATTTCCGCGGTCCATTTGGCACCATACCTCCTTTCAACTTCAGTGAGTTGATCCGCAATCCGCTCCTCGTTGAAATCGTAAATGCAGGCCGTGTCCCGCTCCTCGGTCCACTCCCAGTCACCCGTCTTGCGATTGCGGGTCATATACTTTCCATCCTCACGCCTGATGACCACCCGTTTGCCGTGGCACTCACTGCTGAGGTTGGTGATCCGCGCCCATTGCGTTATTTCCTGGGGGGTCATGCCCCGGCCCCCATTTGCTGGCTGGGCAGGGTTCCGATCCGCCCGGCCTGGGCGTTGACAGTCTTCTGGTCGACCTGGAATTGCAGTTGTTCCCGGCGTTTCTTGAGCAAATCCGCGACCTGGGGATTCTCACTGGAGATCTGCATCGCCCGGGTGTTGTTCTGCATCACCTCATCGAAGGTTTGCAGGCGCAACTGGTGCGCCTGGCCTGGCTTGACATCGCTATCGATGCCGTTCAGGAGCCCCGTGATCACGGCCCGCTCCGCGTCGATCTCGGCCGAGGCCGCCCCTTGCGGGTTCTTCAGCAGACGCTCGGCAAAGCTCGGGTTGATTGCCTCCATGCCCAGGCGCAGCAACTGGTCGCGATCCACCGTGCCGCCAATGTCAACGGCCTGAACAAACTGGATCAGCATCTCGAATTGTTCCTTGAGCAGGTCCGGCTCGAGGCCCGCGATGTTGAAGGTCAGCGACAGGTCGAACTTGCCCTGGATATCGTCGCGGCCGGCCCGGATCGGTTCGCCATCGATCTGTCCAGTGACCCGATACCAGAACACGTCCGGCTCGAACTGCTGGCAGAGCGCGAAGACCTGACTGACAACCTTGGTCCAGCACGAAAGCCACCGGCCCACCATTCGCATCCGGCGATTGCGGGCGTAGGTCGGATCCCCTTCCGGAATTGGCCGGCCGAAGGCACGGTCAGCCTGGTTATGAACTTCCTTCGAAACCTCGAACGAGGCCGCGGGCGGGGTCGGAACGGCCGCCCAGTAATATTCGTTGGGCCGGATGTACGGATGCTTCACTCCTGGACCCCACCGGGTGGGCGGGCGGCCCGCCGGATGCATCAGGGGCGGGATCGTTGTCAGGTTGGTGGAGTCGCTCCGGGAATCGGCCTCGAGCTTGAGCAGCTTCTGGAAGGTGGCACCCAGCTCCCCATACCCGCGAGAGTCGGTGCAACGCCGGCTCAACCGTTCGCGCGGAAATTCCACGAACGGATAGAGCCCATGATCGTAGCCGACCAGATCGCTGTAGGCATAGATCTCATCGGAATGCTTGTGAGTGACGAAGGGCGAGAAGACGGTGCAATAAATCCCGGGCACACCCTTGTCGTTGGACTTGCGCTCGTAACAGTGAACGATCTCGAAGAGTTCATCGACATCGATGTAGGGATCCCCTGGGGTGCGCCGCGAATTGACAACGCCCATCGAGTTGCGTTCCTCGAGGCCACCCAGCTGGGTGGAGGTCGACTTGCCCCGGGCCCGTTCCTTGACCTCCTTGACCCAGTCCTCGTCGTAGTCCATCGCGAGCTGCCGGTTGTCCAGCTCCTCCGCGGTGACAAATTCCCGGCGATAAATCCGGCGCGCGTCCTGCAACCGTTGCGTGTCGTCCGGCAGGAAAAGATCAACCCGATCCCGCAGGGCCGTCACTCTGGGCCGGTTACAGACAAGGCGGGGCACGGCAATGGTGGTCTTGCCTTCCTCTCTCAGTTCCTTGATGCCGGTCTTGATATCGGCCGTTTCCGGGTCCGGGATCTCGCTCTCGTACAGCTCGGAACCCTGTGCGGCTTGCTGCCGGTAGATCGCCTTGACGATATCGACCGTGTCCGCGTCCCGGTCCGGATCCATCAAGGTTTGCGGCAGGCCGATCACCAGATCGAGGTTCGGGTCCGGATCCCCGTTGGCCTTCCGGAACTGCGCCTGCTGCGCGGCCATGACGATGTTCTCGATCGTCATCTCCTGCTGGGTCAATTCGACCTTGCGCTCCCAGGTCACACCGACATAAGCGATCCCATCCTCGAGCATCCCGTTGGCAAGAATCTCGGCTTCCGCATCGATATCCTCGATCTGCGAGGACCAGAGCCATTTCAGGAACTGGGTCGTGCGCCGGGACTTGGCGATATCATCGACCGCGACGGGCTTTGCCTCCGGGGTGGCCTGTGTGAAACTGAGTGTTAGCGTGTCGACATCCTCATTGATGTACTGGTCGACGAGGAAGATCCGACTGTCGGTCGCGCCCTCCCACGGGACCACGTCCTGGCCCTGGGGCATGTTCCGTTTCCATTTCTTGAGGTCGGACGATTGGCCGTTCCAGACGCAGAAGCGGGTGTTGTAATTGAGCTGCCGGCGGCTCACGTCGTCCGAGGGACCGTCGAGCAGTTCCTGGTATTCAGTGGAGATGCACTTGATGTCGGGTTTCATAAAGCTAGTGATGAGTGACAAGTGATGAGTGATGAGTTGGGCTGTTTGCCAATTCTTTCGGCGTGACAAGAGCCCGAAGGAACACCTCCATCTCCGCCGTCACCAGCGCGAGAGCATCCGAGCCATGCGGCTCACCTAATCTGCGGATTGTCCCGCGAAGCTCGTTTGCCCCTTCCATCACTTTGCGCCGGTCGTTCTCGGCCAACGAATCGATGTGGGCCTGAATTACTTTGAGATCAGGGAGATCATCAGCCAGAGCTTTGCTCTTTGGAGGGTCAATGATCTTCTGTTCCGCCTTTGGCGCGGGAGCGTGCTTGGCAACTTGTTTAGTTTTCATGATTCATTCGCTGGTTTGAGGATTTGCAAAACATCATCGCGCCAATAGCGGTAATGGCCGCCAGGGGTTTGACGGGAGCGGATCTGTTTCTTGTCCCGATACGCGAGCAAGGTGCTGTACGAACAGGAGAGCAACTGCCGGCACTCCTTCGGTGAGAGCCACATCCGAAGGCCATCCACAACGAGTTGAAAGTGAGTCGTCACACGCCGCACATTCCCTGGCATTCATTCGCGAACGAAAACGTCGATTGGCCTGTCCGTTGGTCGCTGCTGCTAAAGTCAACCTCAACCAGAGGTTTGCAGGAACGGTGAAGGTAAATTTTGTTGTTGAGCATTGCATTGCCGCGGACATCGGGAACACGCAGGCCTTCATCAACCTCGACAGCACGCGCCCAGCTTACAGGATCGGCCTGTTTGATACGGGCCCATTCATCGTTGGATTTGTATGGGCAAAAGACACAGGCCGATCGGGGCACGGAGTGAGGGACCGGATAGTCCTCGAGCCATTTGATGCAATCCCGTCGGGTCAGCGCCTTTGCAAACAGCGGAAACACAGGAAGACAACCAGAATCAATAACTGAGGAACGGACGCGAGCCACACGGCCCGGTTCATCCAGGGACAAACCGAAAAGCTGGGCGATAGCCTTGTCTTTTGGCCGGCGTTGACCGGGTTTCAAACCCAGAAGGCTTTGGCGAATGAACTTCCAGACCGGTGTGAGTTTATATTGCTCAGTACATTGCCTGGGAACCATGCCAGCATCGGGCTTCTCCGAATGAATGAAGGCCGGGATGCGGGGTATTCGGCGGCCCAACCCGGTGAAAGGCTCCAGCAAATCAGCCCCGAGCTTGCCCTGGCTGACGATATGAACAGGAAACGACGGGGCCACCTCAGCGGACAACCACTCCAGATGTTTGTATGTCGCGGCCGATTCCTCCTGCGTATCAGCAAAAACCGCACAAGCGATTGGTTCGATCTCGCCCCGATGAATCATCAACGCGATCGTGGTCGACTGGACACCCGCACCCAGAAGAAGCACTCGAATAACCTGCTGCTCACTCATAAAACAATTTCAGTAAGTTCCGCCACCCGTACCGACCAACCCTTCCGCACCGACATATTGCAAATTCGCGAGGCCCATGTAACGGAGCAAGTCACAGAAATCCTTGCAGCCCCCTTTGCTGCCGCCCCGGGCGGTGTAAGTCTGCAAGGCCCAGATCACCTGCTCGCACTCGGTGGAGACGTACAGGCGCGGTTCATTGACCCCGGGCACCAGGCCCTCGGGACTCAAAGGATCCCAATCGAGCATCTCGTTGACCTCGGAGAGGCCGGTGCCGATCTGGGCATTCTCGCCCGTGCCGATCTGCCGGCCCGAATAGGCACTCTCAAGGGTCATTGGTTCGCTAACCTCGCCGCGCGCATTGACCACCCGTTCCGCGAATAACTCAACGACCGTCCGGGCTCCTTGCTCCTGCGCGTGCTGCGTGCCCGCTGCGCGCGGGTCGACGTAACGCCCGAGAATCTCCTCGCGCAACGGCTCGGCCAGGCTTGCACGAATCTCCCGCACATCCGCCAGGGTCCACCTCGCCTCTGACCTCTCACCTCTCGTCTCTTTCTTGCGCGCGCGCGCCATGAGTTGATCGCAAAGATACCGATGGTGCGGGTCTTTCTCAACCCAGACACCGGAGGGATCGAGAGTCAGGTCGATCGTTTCGGATTCCAGGAAGAGTTCCTTGTAGCCCGTGACACCCAACCCATCACTTTGTTGAGCAGGCCCTGGTCTGCCGTCCGGCTCGGTCTCTGAATCGCTCGGCACGGCCCAGTCTCCGAAGCGGGCCTTGTCAGGCCAATCCCGGTAGACGTAATGATACCCGCGGGAGTCGACCCGCACCCAGATCGTGGCCCACCGGCGGGCGCCGGCAGGATCGGTAAACATGTAATTGGTTCCATCACGGGGCAGGTGCTCGGGCTTGACGATGTGGACCGAGCCGAACTTCGGAAAGGCCCGATGCCGGACATCGACGGCCCACCCGTAGGAATCGCGCATGATCACGGTCTCTGGCTTGCTCCGGATCTCAGCGGCGTGATCGGCGTAACGAGCGAAGGGATTATCCTCCCGAAAGAAGAAGACCGCGCGGGTGCGGGGCCGGGTGCATTCCATCACGGTCGGCATGTGCCCGGGGCGGCAGCCTGGGACCATGACCCGGTCCTGGGGAAGCAACTCAGCGGCCCGTTGTTGTTCGATCCTTGGGCTGCCAAGCATCTCCTTGATCGTGGCGGTGATTCCCTGTAACGGAGAGAAGGTCCACAAACCGCACGACTGAAGATCCTGCGAGCGGGTCTCGACTGTCTCGAGCCAGAGAAGGGGCATGTTCTCATCGGCCCACCACCCGAGATTGGGAATCGGGATCGGGGCCCGGTCCGGAGGTTCGATCATCGCCGGTTTGTGGACATCACCTCCCAGTTTCCACCCCTGGTAATGTTGCGGATCCTGGATGAAGGAGAGAAATTTCACGATGGTGGGTGGGTTCGTGGGCATCACCAGGAGGTTGTCCGAGAACCCGCGCCCCTCGGCATACTTGAGTTTGAACTCGCGCGATTCCTTGTCGTTGAGCTGGACGCGCCACGGCCTTGGGAGATAACGCCAGATCGCGGGTTGCTGGATGTTCTGACTGGAATTCTCCGTTTCACCGAGAACCCACCGGCGCCCGCCCGGATAAGCAAGGCACGACTTGACGAAGAGCCAGGCCGCGCACTCAGTCTTGCTCGCCCGCTTGCCGCCACCACAATAGACCGTGCGGGCCTTCTGAAACTGTTCGACAAGAGTCCACCAGGGATCGAGGACAAAGCCACGGGTAAGGGGTTCACCGGTACGCTCGTCCGCATCCTCGATTCGTTTGCGGTACTCAGCGAGGACGGCCGCCACCACATAAAGGCCTTCCTGTTTGGGCCGGCGCATGGCTGCGGCGACTTCGCGCGCGGTCGGTAACCGGAGAATGGGATGAGGGGCTGGCGCGTGTTCGACCAGAAACTTCTCTGCCTGGGCAATGAGCCATTCATCATTAAGGGTCTGCGTTGACATGGAAAAGTTCCATCGGTTCCTGCCGATTTCCCTCGAGCCAGACTTTCAATCCATCAGCCTCGCACCCGTCGACTGTCTTGCGAAACCACCCGGTCCCATCGCACGACTCGACCCCGAAATCCTCGCAGGTCCACAGGCGCCGGGTCCGGTTGACTCGGCCGACATGGACGCGGGCGCAGTGCCGGGCAAAGGTGGGCAACGATCGCCATTTCCATTCGGTGGTGCCACCCAGAAAGACCACAGCTGCGCGCG